GCTGCTAACTGATTTTGGTCAAGTGGTTGCCCTGGAGTAACTGGCTTGCCGGCAATCATAGTTGCTTGGCCTGAGCTTTGTGTAGTTGTGGTTTTAGTACCATCTGCTGCTGTGCTCGACGACGTTGTAGTAGTCTTGGGCACTTGGCCGGCTAGTTGTTGCAGTCTTGCAATATTAGCTGCTGTGGTTGGATTAATATTTCCCTTTTGTGCAGTTGCTTGTTGAGTTGTTGTTTGGCCAGGCTGTGCAACTACTGTGGGTTTAGCAACTCCTGTGTTAACACCTGTTGTTGGTGTTGCAGTAGCTTGTGCAGATTGAACAGCAC